CGACGGATCGTGCCGACGTTCATGTAGCACTTCCAGTGGAGCGAGAAGGCGTCCTTCCCGTCGATCCACCGTGCGTCGCCCAGGCCGTCGAACGTGACCGGCACGAAGTCCGCGCGATCCACCCAGAACAGCGACGGAATGTGGACCATCTTCACTTCGCCGCTCGGCGAGTACGAGCTCGTGATGTACGGCACGCCGCTGAAGCTCGTGACGGTGTAATCGCCGTTGATCTTCATCGTCTTTCCGCCTTCGACGACCCGCGTACGCTGCGCAATGCCGTTCTGGATCAGCTGCTGCTCGAGGCCCTTCGTGCCGTGGAAGAAGTACTGATCCTTCACGACTTCGGGATCGAGCCCGCACGACGCGCCGACGCGCGCGGCGAGGAACCAGAGATCCATCTCGTTGATCTGATTCGGATCGCCGGTGTCCGTGCCCGCGACCAGCCGCGTGGTGTTCCAGCGGGCGATGTTCGTCGGCGTCTGGTTGTGCAACGACGCGTAGCCCCCGCCACGGTTCAGGATGTTGCCCAACCCGTTCGGATAGTCGTTGTACGAGTCATCGCTCGGCGTGCAGCGAACGATGATGTCACCCGCCTGCGTGCCGGTGAGACCCGTGCCCCACACGATCGCGGCGTTGTCGCCGGTGTTCGTGATCGTGAGCACCTTCGCGCGGCCGCGGAGCGTCACGCCGTTCGACGAACGCACGGCGTACACTTCGCCCTCGGTGAGCCACAGCCCACCCTGGCCCGTCGTTGCCGCGCCAGAGTTGAGATAGCCATACGGCTTCGACACGGTGGAATGCGTGTCGTCCGTCGCCGTGCCGATCACGGCCACGATCCCGAGCGCGTCGCCGTTCAGGATCTCCTCCATCGCGAGACTCGACGCCTGCTCGAGCTCGTTCATCACGCGATCGCCGATCGAGACGAAGGCGGCCTGCTTCGAGTCGGTCCCGAATTCTGTCAGACCGTCGATCGCCTTCGTGATGTAGATACGCTTGATGCCGACGAAGCCCTGCTTTTCCGTGACCTGGTGGTTGTCCGGCAGGTTGCCGGCCGTCGACGAGGACCACCCGCCAGCGCGGTTGGCGACGAGGTCGAAATAGACGCCGTTGCCGCCCCACTTCAGGTTCTTCGGGCCGCCGCGGCCCTCCTTCTTGATCTGCGCGAACGTCGGCGTCGACAGCGGATACAGCTCCTGGCGGTACGCCGAGTACACGTTCTTGAGATTTCCGGCCAACTCGGTGTCGGAAATCATCACTGGTGTGAATGCCATCCCGTCCTCCCCTCACTTGTCGGGCGCCCCTGCGCCTCGAGCTTCAGTGTTTCGTAATGAGCAACGCGTACGCTATTGCATCCCCGCGGTCATGGCGGCGCGCACCCGTTCCCGCGCTTCCGCGCGCGATCGCGCGGGAGCTTGCGGTGTGGGGGTGATCGACGCGACCGGCGCGGCCGCTGCCGGCGCTCCGGCCGGCACCAAGGCAGCGCCCAATTCGGTCCGCGTGGTGAGTTGCGCCGCCCGGCGGCGCTCCTCCTCGGCACGTTGCTCGGCTTCGCGGCGTGCGGTGTCCGCCTGTCCACGCTTGGCGTGTTCAGCTCGAGCCCATGGCGCGAGCTGCTCGCGGAGGTAGCTGGCGAACTTCGGGTAGTTTTTCGGTGGGACCACGCCGCCCTCGAGCAAGTCGCCCGTGTGGAGCGCGATCCGGCCAAGAATTTCCTCGTTCGTGAGCGACGAGCACTCCGACAGAATGGCGTGCATTTCCGGGAGTACGTTCGACTGGTAGTACTCCGTGTGCGCGCGACCCTGCTCGTCTGCCGCGTTGCGATCACGTTCATCGGCGAGGGCGCGCTCCGCACGTTCGGCGCGCCGTTCCGGCGAATTGAGCTCCGCAAACTCCTGACGGCGCGCGGCGTAGATCCCTTCGTCGCTGAGGATCTCGCGGTTGAGCGCGATCTGGGCCTGGAGCATCTCTTCGACGCTCTCGATGTGTTGCTCGTACTGCGGGATGATCTGCGTCTTGATGTGGCTGTTCTCGGTCGCGTGGCGTTGTCCGACGACGGCGTCGGCGGCCATGCGCGCGATCCCAGCGAGATCTTTGACGTAGCGTTTCCCGCCGATCTCGATTTCGATTTTCTGATCCGCCGGAATCGGCGGTGTGTTCGTGTATTGGCCGTCCGCGCCTTTGAAGCGCAGCTTCACCGGGCCGGATTCGACCGTCGCGCCAGGCTCCGGCGCGATCTCGATGCCGTCTTCCGGCTTCGGCGCCGGCGTGGAGGCCTCCGCCGTTGCAGCCGTCGGTGCGACAGCCGTCGGTGCGACAGGCGACGACGACGCATCCGCCGGCGTGACCGCGGCGGCCGCCGTCGCGATGATGGACGCACGCATTTCGCTGCGTGTCTTGGGCGCCGCGGGTGCGGCAGGCGTCGCGGGAGTCACCGGAGCCGGCGTCGGCGTAGTCGGGGCGGTGGGTGTCGCAGGAACGGGCGTGACGGATGTGCTCATCGGAGATTCCTCATTGCGACGCGGCCTGCTCGAACGTCTGCGCGGCGGCGCCTTGGGCCGTGGCGCCCGCCATCGATGGGATCACCGGGGCGGGTGCGGCGGCAGTGGAGGGATTGGCGCCGGCGATCGGCGCCGCCTGTGGCGTGGGCGCGAAGAGACTCTCGGCGCCGGGCGCGCCCTGATCGCCCGGTGCGCCGGATCCGGCGGCCGCCTCGGGACTCGGCGGCATCCCGCCGGCCTTCGCGGCCGCTTGGTTGGCGAGATCCGACCAGCGCTGAAACGCGAGATCCTTGATGTACTGCTCGATGTTTGGCGCGAGCAAAATCTCGTGCTGAATCACATCCTGATGGATCGCCTCGTCATCGACCCAGCTCATTGGCTCCGGCTCGATCCCCAGGCGGAACGCCTCGCACACGCGCTTCGCTTTCGCTTCCTGCAGATCGTCAGGTGTCTCGATGTTCGACGTCTCAGCGAAGGGACTCCGCCGACGATACTCGCGGCCATCGATGATCTGGCGGTCGTATAGCTGATCGAGCTGAAAGAGCCGGAGACTCGTCGGCTGCGGCATCATCGTCTCGGGATTCACATGACAGTCCGCGGCGCCGTCGAGATCCTCGGAGACGAGCATGCGTCCGAGATCCGGCCGTGCGGTGCCGGTCACCGCGATCGCGCGCGGCATCTTGTAGCCCCAGCGCATCCACAGCACCTGGACTTCCGCCCATTCGGCGGACGACAGCGCGAGCGCGGCGACCGGCGGCGCGAACACCCGTTCGAGCTGCTCGCGGATCGCCAGCACCGCGCGGCCCGATGGATCGCCACCGAGTGAGCCACGCGCCGTGTCGTTCCAGCCCGTCATGTCTTCCAGCCGCTTCACCGCGACCTGCAGCGCTTCCTTCACGTCGTTGCCGACACTGAACCCGTCAGCCGGCAGAATAGAGTTGCCGATCGGGCCTGCGGTGCGGACTTCCACCAGCGACAAACCACCGCCGACGAGCGTCTCAGTCGCGAGCGTGTTGGGCTTCGCGAAGATGCGACCGCCGGCGTTGACGCGGATCGACTGAAACCAGAGCGATTGCAGTTTGTTGATCTGCGTCTGCGGCGCGACCCAGTCGGCAAAGAACGGCCGCGGGAAGAAGCGCGGATCCGGCGAGCCGTCCGTCACGCGCACGATCGGTGCGCGGCCGATCGTCAGCGGCTTCGGCCCATACACCACCTTCTTGCCGACGACGACGAGCTGACAGCCGCCGGGCAGGTAATCAGACTTCTCGCAAAACACGAGATAGCGCGCGACCATGCGCTGCGAGCGAAACAGCGGCGCGATGGCGTTGACGCCGATCCCGACGCTGCGACCACTCAGCCAGGACGCGTTCTGTCGTGCTTCCTGGGCGACGTCGGCTTCGACGATGTCCTCGCCGTGCTCGAGGATGCCCTGGGCAATCGGGATGTCTTCACGCACGATCCAGTAGTGCGGCTTGACCGTCGCCGTCGCGTTGGCGCTGACGCGGACTTGGTCCATGCGCAACACGCGCGTGGCGATGTCACCGAGCGGCATCTGCTCGCCCGGCATGAGCTCGTCCCACGGTCCGAGATTCGGATCCCAGTACGAATAGAGGAATGCGGCGCCATGCAGCGACGACCAGAACGCGGACTCGCGCAGCACCGCCTGCATGTTCTGCTGGTGCCACTGGTACTCGACGCCCTTCTGCTTCGCTTCCGCGCGACGCTTATCGTCGGGATCGATGTCCGTCGGCTCGAAGCGAAAGCCCGGCCGCTGCTCGGTGACGACCTGGATGCGCCAGTCGAGCGCCGGCTTCACGCGGTTGTCGACGATGCGGACCTGGTTCTTTGGCGTCGGCGGTTCACGCCACGGGCCGCGTGAGCCGCCGCTGCTCGAGATCCACTGGTCGCCCCAGTAAAACCGGCGATTGCGTTCGCCGAGATGCACCGTGTCGGCGACGCCTTCGCGGTGCTGCTCCCAGAGGATTTCCGGCCAACGACCCCAGTCGTCGTCGGTTGGCGCGTCCAACGCGAGCGGGAACGCAGGACCGTAGATGGCCACAAGCGCTTTGCGGCGCGCGTCGTCGCCGTCATTCGGGCGATTCGTGCGGACGAGCGCGGGATAACTCGATCGCGCGCCGTCGCCTTGCGGCGCCGCGCGGAGTCGATCCATCACCGCTTGTGTTCGCGGTCGAAGCGAAATCGCCATTCGTCTCCCGTCCCCACCACCCAACGACACCGGCGATCCCCTGATCGCCGGTCACCGCATCAACTCATCTGCCTCGGCAATCGCGACTCCGGCTGCATCGCGTAGCGATGCGACAGCAGCGTGCTCGCGCGTTTCCAGTCGCCACCGGCTTCGACGTACGCCTCACCGATCAACAGAATTCCAGCCTCGCGCGCCCACTCTTCGCTCTCGTTCGTGGCATTCGCGAGCATCTCCGGCGGGAACTCCGTCACCGGCGGAACTTCGATCGACGGCGCGTTCCGCTCCGCGATCGCGATCTCACGCTCGCGCAGCGCGAGCTCTCGTTCGCGCGAGTCTCGGTCCTGTGCGAGCCGCTGAATCTCGATCGCCTGGGCGTCGGCCTGTCGATCGCGCATCCATCGATCGATTCGCCACGAGAGCGCGAGCGCGACGAGCCCGATGACGACAGCGACCATCAACGTCGTGCTCCGCGCGCTCGGCGGCTCTGCTTCTCCGCTCGGTTCACATCGCTCCGTCGGACCGGTGCGCCGAGTGCGGCGGCCTCGGTGTTCTCGGGATTGCGCGTGATTGCGAGCGACCACCCGGTGCGAGACATCGCATCCTGTCGGATGTCCCACGTGTCGCCCGGGCGCAGTCCGTGCGCCTTGAGCACCGGCGCGATGCGTTCGTTCGCCTCGCTGAGCAATCGTTGATACGCGAGCTCGAGCTGCTTGGTCTTGTCGTCGCGCCACACGCCGACCGCGGCGACGAGCGATGCCTCCATCTCGGTGAGCGGCTCGAGCGTATTCGGCGCCGGCGCGACAGGCGGTGTCTCGTCGCTCATCGGTCAGAGACCTCATACGCGCGGAGCACGATGTTGCCGATGACGCTGGCCCCGGCCGCAGGCAGCGTCGCGACCACGCTCGTGTTGATGGGGCACATGAATCCGCGCGTGAACTCGATCACGCGATCGACCGGCAAGGCGGCCGGCGCCTTGAAGCGATCGACTACGACGGACCCGCTGACAATGTCCGGCGTGATCGTCGCAGCGACGTTGCCGTCCGTTGACATCGTGTAGCCGCAGACCACCCAGCGGTAGCCGGGTCGCGCCGCGAGCGTGACCTGGACCTGTGCGTTGGCGGCCGCCGTACCGGCGGATGATTGGTCCGGCGGACGAATTCCGAGTTGATCAAGAGCAGCCATGCGTTGCCTCCATAGCGGATGACCCTGGCGTGGAAGTCACTACCTTCACCAGTCCTCGCCAAACTGGCTGTCGGCGCCGCCGTCCGACGACGCCGCACGCGGCACGAGCTCGCCCTGCGGCTGCCATTCTGCGTGCGAAGCGGTGCCGATGTCGGGATCGCGCTGTGCTTTCATCGCCGGATCCGGCGCGGCGTCCGGCACCTTGGCTTCGCGCGCACGCACCCAGTTCGCGTAAACCGTCGCGTCGGCGCGGTTCGGCGAGTGACCGATGCGTTTGCGAATGTCTTCCTTCGCCTCGACGATGACGAAGCCGCCGCGGCGAATCGCTTTGATGTTCGTGAGCTCGGCGAAGAGCTCGAGATCCTCGCTCTGGATCTCGACGACGCCGAGGCGCACGTCCTCGCGGAACTGCCAGTACATCTGCGTGCGAAGGTTCCGATACGCGTTCGAGTCGTCGATCCACTCGTAGTCGGAACCGTCCGGCGCGCGCTGTGTGGCTTCGACGACCGACGCGCCACCGCTCAACCCCTGTACCATGTGACCCGCCAGGCGCCGCAACTCGTTCAGTGTGCCGGCGCCGACGCCGACGTTGTCGACGCCGATGTGTTCGGGCCGCACCGGAATCGAGACCTTCTCGGGATCGAGGAACCGATCGTAGACGTCGCGGCCGAACTTGTTCGCGTCGGGACAGAAGAATTCCTCGAGCGGCATGAGTCGGCGGCCGACGAAGCGCGCGAGCGCGGCCTTGTCGCCGTTCTCGCTGTTCGATGGATCCAGACCGAGCGCCTCGAGGCCTGTCGCGGGACCGCGCGCCTTCGCACGCTGTACCGCTTCCTTCAACCACGCGAGCTGGATCAGCGCCTCGGCCGACTGCTCGGGCGAACGACCGCGCACGCGCGAGTCGTACATGGTCGAGCCGCGCTGGTGCTTCGCTTCGATCTTAGCGACGCCCTTCCGTGACTGCGCCCCCGGGATCACCGAGCGACCCAGCACAACGTTCGGGTGATCGAGCGCCGACACAATCACATGGACCACGCCGGGGCGAATGCAGAACTGGTGCAATTCGTCGAACTGACTATCCGGATTGCCCAGCGACAGCTGGAGGTTGTGCTCCGCGCCGAGTGTATTGCGGATCGCCTCCATCGCCGCTGGATGGATGCCCGGCGTCTCGTCGGTGATCCACAGCATGTGCTCGGCGTGATAGCCCTGGCCGCCGGCGGCCGACGTCGCGCCGGCGTCGACGCCGGTCACGTGACCGACAATCGCCCACGTTTCCTGATTGTCCGCGCCGGGTCGCATGCGCGCCGCGAGCTCGATCTTCTCGGCGTGCGGATAGCGTTTTTTGAACCTCGGCCAATGCCGGCCGATCTCCTTCCACAGCAGCTTCGTCAGCGAATCCTTCTTCGGCGCCGACGTGCCGACAATCGCGTCTTTCCAACACGCGAAAAACCAAAGTGCGAGCCAGCCGGCTTCGAACGTCTTGCCGGTCCCCGTCCCCGATTCCACCCCGACATCCTGGCCCGCGGCGAGCGCTTCTGCGATGACCGCGAGCGGATCGGGAGTGCCGTCCCACGTGTGGAACGCGTAGCCGGGATACCTCGACCACCGGATCGTTTCTTCGGGAATGTCGAGGACGTCGTGCGCCCAGGCGATCGGCCGCGTTTGATACGCGACGTCAGGTTCCGGGCCGCGGAGCTTCGTCAGCTGCGCCACGTCGCGCTTGACCTGGTCGCGTTCGTCGGCGTCGAGGTAGTCGAGCAGCTCGGTGACGCTTGTCATGCGCCGGATCCGGACAACGCCGCCTTGCGCCGCGCGGCCGCGCGTTGCAGCAGCCCGGTCACCCGCGTCTCGAGCTCTTCCTCGCTCACGCCGTCCTCGACCTTCACGCGATCGATCAGCAACCCGTGATGACGCATCAGAGTCGTCAGGTTCACGCTCTTGTCGCAGAGTCGCACCTCGACGCGCTGTTTCGCTCCTTTGCCGACAATCTTGACGGAGGAGATCGCGCGCCGCGCATGCTCCGGGATGTCCGCCGCACGCCGCAGCGTGATCGTGTTGCCGTTGAAGTCGAACACGTCCCCTGGATCGAACAGCGCGAGATCCTCGAGCTCCTGGATCACGCGATCGGCTTTCACGCGCGCGCGCTTCGACCGCGCGGCAAGCGCCGCGCTGATCGCTGTCTTGATCCGCGGATCCTTGAGCAGCTTCTCGGCGATCTGTCCCGCCGTCTTCGCCGAGTAGCCCGCACGACGCGCCGCGGCTGTCGCGTTGAGGTCCTTGAGATACTCCTCAACAAATCGGGCCGCACGCGCGGAGAGCGCTGCCTTCGGCGAGACCTTCTTGCTGCTCATGGGTTGAGCGTGACCACCGTGCGATTGCCGTCGACGTCGGTCGTCGCTGTGATCACGTCGTGCGTGTCGCCGAGCGACCGGAAGACGTTGGTCGACGTCGCCATGCCGCTGGCTTTTCCCGCGGACTCCGACGCGAGGATCTTCATGATCTCGTCGAAGGTGCGATTGCCGTAGTTGGCGCCGAATGAGCGGGCGAAAATCGCGGTGACAACCTCTGTCGCGAAATCAGCGTTCGTCGCAGCTGCGGTGATGACGTCGTTGGCCATCGCGCCAACGCTCGCATCGATCCGGCCGCCGACGAGCGCTGCCGGCAGCCGCGTCTGGATGTTGTCCGTGTCCGACTGAATCGCAGCGACGTCGGCCGCGATACTCGCGCCTGCGGGAGCGCCGAGCCGGGTGAAGCTGTCGCCGGTGAGGAAATCGACGATGCGCTTGCCGATCGAGCCGACAGTCGTGAGCAGCGACGATGCAACGTCCCAAATCGCGAGGTTGCCCGCCGCCGAGAGTGCGAAGCCAATCTTGTCGGTGAGCGCGCGGGTGGTCGTGCTCCACACTCTGTCGGCGCCCGCCTGTGTGATGCCGACGTCGTTGGTGACGCTCGCCACGCTGCCCACCACATTCCCGCCGACATTGCCCGTCACGGAGCCGACGGCGCCGCTCACGCTCGTTGCCGTGCCCACGCTCGGCGTTGCCGTGCTCACGTTGTCGTGCGCGACGACCTGAAACTCCTTATCCGTGGGATCCGCGCCGGCGCCGGTCGCGTGGAGAATGAGTGCGCCGGTCGTGTTGTTGTCCGTCGCGTTCGCGGCGACCCGATACCAGCCATTCGCGATCTCTGATACCGCGCCAGCGGGAGCTGCGAACGATCCGCCAGCCTTCCGAAGCGTGACCGTCGGCGCGAGTCCCGTCGCGCCGGTGATGTGGTCCGCCGATTGGACCATGAGGAACTCGAGGTCGTCGCGCGCATTGGTCGACCCCGAGAGAATTCGCTTCATCGTTCAGTGAGCCTGTCGCGACCCGACGCGCGTTCCGAGCCGACCGAGCGTGCGCCGCTGAACGACTCCTCCCCCACCTCCGCCGCCGCCTGCGGCCAGCAGCGGCAGTGCCGCTTGCGCGTAGGGTAGGCTGGCAACGCTCCCCCATCCGAGAGTGACGTTGCTGCCGGTGCCCACTGCGGTTTGCTGAGCGGCACCCGTCGCGCTCACGCCGGTTTCGGCAGCGATGCGGAGCGTTTGCGTGGCCGTGTACAAGCCCAAACCCGCAGAGCCGGAAATAGCGGCCACCAGAGAGCCGTCGCTCGTCGTGGGCACAGAGAGTGTCGCCGTGACGCCGGCTGTCGTCGTGGCTCCGGTTCCGGTGACGGCAGCTCCAACTGGCGTGGTCTGATCGACTCCCTCGTACCGGTCCACCAGGACCTCGTACTCGCTCACGCCCGCATCAAACGAGATCGCGAGGTTTCGCGCCACCGCGTCACCGCTTCCCACCGGCAGCTCAAAGATCGTGACGACGCGATTGAGTCCCGTTCCTCCGTGGTTGACGCCTTGCTCCGCTGCCCGCGTCATGGCCACGCCGTTGTACGTCACCGACGCCTGAGACGGGCCAGTGTGCCAGTGGCTGATCGAGACCACCAGCAGTCCATCGACGAGCGTGCCGAGCGTGATCGAGACAGGCGTCGTCGAGTTCGCGCTGTTCGGCGTGCCTGCTGGTGCAACGCCGAACGAACCCGCCAGGAAGTTGTCGAGAGTAGGAGTGCCTGGGTTCGTGCCCCACAGCCCCGCCTTACCTGACGCGATGCTTGCGTCGGTCTCCGGGCCAATAATCAGCGAGTTGTTGAGAAAGACCGAAAGCTGGTCGGCATGCGCTTCGAGCCGCAGCCTGTTGCCCGTCGAGCCAGCCGGTCCGTCCGGGCCGATCTGCGTGAAGCTCCCGGACACGCGCTTGTACAGTCGCGTCTCGCTCTGACTACTCTGAACGAGGTAGAAGTCACCGCCGTTGCCACGAACGATGACGCCAGCGCCGTTGTCCACACCTGTGCCGATGGTCCGTAGCTCGACTTCGGCCCACTGGTCGTCTGGTAACGTCTGGTCGTAATACTGAGCCGCGATGCCAGCGATCGTCGCGACCGCAGCCTCGTTGCTCACGAGACTGAGGTCGCCGTCTGTGATCGGCGACGTCAACCAGTTGGCCCCGAGTCCGCCGTCAGCGCGGCTGAAGTTGTCGGAAATGCGAACGGCTAGCGCCATGCGACCCAAGCTCAGGCTAGGGGAAACGGTGGTGTCCGGGCAGCCCGGACCGATCGTCACGACGTTCGTGTTGCTGCTGGTGAACGTGACGGGCTTGCCCGTAAGGACTTCGCCCGCCGCGTTCTTGGCGACCGCGTAGATGCACCGCGACTGCCCCACGCGAAAACTCGAATCCATGATGCCGACGAGCTTCCCGCCCATCGACACGAACCGCGTGAACAACTGCAACGTGGCGATCGTCGTATCCTGGGTTGGGCAGAGCACGTGCACTGCGACGGTGTCCGCGCTGAGTTGCGTGGTGCCTTTCCAGTTCCGTAAATAGATGAAACTGTCGCCGCACTTCGCCGCGACGATCTTCGATCCGACGACCTTCAGTACGCTGTCGGTCTTGACCGAGAACCGCGGCTGGATCGTGTCGCCCAGCGCGACGGTGATCGACTCACGCGCGCCGGACGTGACGAGCGCAGTCGCACCAGCGCCGGCCCCTGCGCCGGTCGCCAGTGCGAGTGCGAGCGCACGAACGTTCACGTGCCGGGCTCCGTCGGCACCGGAGTCTCGCCCGGAAGGACGGTTCCATCCGTCGCCGGAGTCGCGGGCAGGATCTTCGCCGCGATCGCGTCGATGCGGGCGATGATTGCCGGGTCGATCTGCGCATCCGCCAACTGCGCCTTCAAATCGTCGATCTCCGCCTTCAGGCCGTCGACTGTTGCTTGGTCCTGCGCCTGGTCGGCATCGCTCTTTGCCTCGAGTTCGTCCAGCTTCGCGAGAATTTCCGCGTTCGTCGCCATGAGCCACTCTCCTAATGAGTTGTTGCAGTCGATTGCGCGTGACTGCAGCCGCGCCAGCGTTTTGAGTCGCGCGAACTCATCGACGATCGCTGGGGATAGTTGATTGATTCCGGTCATGACTGTCCCGCGAGTCGATGACCACGACGACGACCGTTTTCGAGAAACTCGTGCGTGCCTGGGAACGACTCTGGGTCGCGCTCGAGCTGCGCCCACGTCGCCACAGCGACGTCGGAATCGAAGCCTTCGTACTCGATCTTCGTCGTGAGTCGATCGTGGCGCTGTACGACGTAGTGCGGACGGCCAGTGCCGGATCCGGCGGCGACGTGCGGCGCGCCAATCGGCTCGGCCGTCAATGCGACGGAACCTCGCGGCGTGGTGAGCTGGAGCTGGCGACGCTCCATGCGCGCAACGATCGCGAGCGTGAATCCGCTGAGAAGAGCGCTGGCGCCGGCGAGGACAACGAGGACGGTGATCACCGGAAATACCGCTCCGCGTAGTAGCGACGCGCGTAGTAGCGATTCGCGTAGTAGTTCCCAGGACCAGCGGGTCCTGTCGCCTGGAGGCGGCGCTGCGGTCCGTTGCGTTTCGCGTGGCGACCGAACGTGAGGAAGGTCATGGGTCAGGCGCCCCTGGGGAGTCTCACCAACCCCTCACTCGCCGAGGCCCAGCGAGCCGCAGCGGCGACTGCGGATGCAGCTCATCGTGATGCGCGTTCCGGTGCGGCTTGCGGTGGTGCTCGACGTGACAGCGTTTGTGTTTCTCGGGCGCGCGCGGCGCCGTCACGTCGGAGCAGCCCACCAGCGCGAGTGCCGCGATCAGGAGAAGTGTCTTCATGGCGTTACGATGATTCGGAAGTCACGACCCTCGCCTGCGCGCGAGAGCGATCGATGGTGTGCGCAACCTGCGCCTCGAGCTCGCGCGCGCAGGCGACACACGCGTCCGATCGCTGCGAGAAGCGGTGCACGCCACCGAACTCGCGGAGCGCGCCGACGCGGCGCTTGGGCTCGAGGTCGTTCTTGCACAACAGACCGTTCCCGCTCGTGCGGACGTGGAGCTTTGCTTCGCGATTGGGGCCGAGCTTCTCACCGTCAGCGCGATAAACGGAGCGACGCGCGAGTTCGGCGAGCGGGAGGCACCGCACGTGCGCGACCGCCGCCAGTGCGATGCTCGGCTCGAAGGGTTCCAGCGCTGCTCCGGATTCGGAGAGCGCTGGCTCGAAACAGATCCAGCAGTTGCGCGAACGGACGCGCATGCCCATGCCATCCCCACCCCTCCCGTGTTCGCCCGCAGCCCCTGCTGCGCGGCGTCGTGCTACAGCAACGGCGCGAGCCTACTGGGCCGGCGCCGGATCCGGATCCGGTGACTTCGTGATCCGCTGCGCGATCGCGCGCGTCACGTAGTCGACGCCACGCTCCGGCTTCAGCGCGGCGATCGGGATCTCGAGCTTCTTGCCACCATCGGTGACGATCACGAGCCGCGGGTTCTGTTCGCCCTCGGCGTCGATGATCTCCTTCAGTCGTGCGTTGGCGCTCGCGCATGCGGCCTGCGCCGCTTCGACGATCACGCCGCCCGCGCGGCCGGTAACTGGTTCGCTCGCCATAGTGCCTCGCTTGGTGGACGCTGCTGCGTTCGCGTCAAACTCTAACAGCCGTTTTCAATCCGCGCGTCGTCACGTGCGGACACTAGACGAAGTCACCTCTCGGAACTCGCCGGGGTCGAGGCTCGACAACACGAGTCGCTGCGCCGGCTGCCGATGCGGATTGGGCAACTGCACCGCCAGCCGCCTCACGTGCTCCCGCGCGGTGCGCACAGAGATTCCGAGCACGCGGGCCGCGGCCGCGACCGACATTCCAGCGAATAACAGCTCCAGCAGCTGTCGTTGGCGTGGACTGACACGGATGCTACTGGTCGAAGTGGAGCGTCGTTCGCCCACAGGGATAACAATGCAGGTGCTTACGGTGTCCGGCGGGCCGTAGCCATCGAGCCGGGATCGTGACCACAGTGTGGCACTCATCGCAGCAGAGGGTTCGACGGACCTCGAGCGCCAGCGCTTTCCGGCTGGTGCGCAAGATCGGCACGTTGCGGGGACGATGACGCCGTCGTCCGTACGGCGGGCGCCGATGGTTCACGTGTGGCATGCGAGCTCGCGAGGGTGGACGCTGCGACACGCATAAGCACG